CGCTGAACTTCCTCAAAGACATTGGTGTTCAGCTAGAGCGGGTTATCGTCGCCTGCGATCCCGCAGTGACCAACAACAAGAATAGCGACGAGACCGGCATATCCGTTGCCGCTGTGGATGTTGATGGCCATGCCTACATTCTAGACGATTTGAGCCTTCGCGGCACTCCAGATGAGGTTTGCCGTACCGTCGTTGATGCCTACCACGCTTGGGGCGCCAGCCTGATCGTCTTTGAAAAGAACCAGGGCGGACTCTGGCTGGACAGTGCGCTTCGAAAGACATGGCAGCACGCGCCACTCCAGTTCGTAGATGCAAACCGCACAACTGGCGGAAAGCAGAGCCGCGCTGAACCAGTCTCGCTGATGTACAAAGAGGGGTTCGTCCATCACGTGGGAACCCTGCAAAAGCTGGAAGAACAGATGACGCAGTTTGGCAACAAGGGTGCCAGCAAGTCACCGGACCGCATGGACGCGATGGTATGGGCCGTTACCAAGCTACTCAATCTTCATGGTGAGCAGCAGGTAGTTCCAGGTGCTGTTCAAGCCCGAGGCTCCGGTCGCCGCCAATAAGTATTGGCATGGATACCAACTTGCCAATTGATCAGCCAACTCCCGAGATTGCCAAGTGGCACGCTCGCTGGAGAAAGAACCGCACATTCATTGCCGGAGAGGATGCCGTAAAGGCTTGTGGGGAAACCTACCTGCCCCGCGTCCGGGCCGACGATGGCGACGCGCACTATAACCGTCACAAAGACAACACCAACTTCTACCCCGCGGCTTCCAAGATCGCACTGGGCATCGAAGGACTGATCTTTCGCGCTCCCATCCAGTTGAGCAGCGACAGTGCCCGCGCGCAGTTGCTTTCCCGCTCGATCACCCCGCGCAACCACAGCCTGACCGAACTGGCCAAGGCATTCATTCGCGAAAAGCTGACGACGAATTTCACCGGCCTTCTGGCCGATCACCCCGGCAAGGACGGCTTTCAGGGACTGAACGCCGAGAACGCGGATCGCAAGGGCTACCGCCCTCGCGTGGCCCTCTATGCCGGTGAGAGCATCCTGGAGGTCACGGAAGGGCCCGTGGGCCTAAATCATCAGCTTATTCACGTTCGCTTGCTGGAAAACGGCGGTCGCCGGGTTCGACAGCTGATCATCAACGATGACGGTATCTACGAGCAGCGCATCTACGATGCTGATGCCCAACACCAGTTCGACCGAAAGCGGTACACCAGCCGCATTCCAACCATCGATAGCAAGCCCCTCTACGAGATTCCATTCGTCCTCGACACCAGCGAAGGTGGCACGTGCCCATCGCCAGCGATGATCGAAAGCACCGTTGATCTTAACCTCGCTCATTATCGCCTGAGCGGCTTGCTGGCGAACATGACCTGGATGACCAGCGGCCCGGTCGTGATCATCCCCGGCTTCACGCGCGAGACCTACACAGGCGACGACGGCAAGACGTACGAAAAGGACCCTCATTGGGACTTTGGCCCCAATGGCGTGATCGAGATCAAGGCCGATGTGACGCCGCATTATTTCAAGTTCGATCCGCAAAACTCCGAACTTCTCATCAAGCAGCTCGAGACGGTTAAAACGGACCTATCGACGCTGGGTCATTCCATTCTCGCACCCGAGAAGGCCGCGCCCGAAGCACCGGAAAGCATCCTGCTTCGCCGTGTGGCCGAGAACGCCACGCTTGCTGGTTTCGCCGGTCAGGCAAGCGCCAGCTTGGAAAAGGTGCTCCAGCCGTATGCGCGCTGGATTGACACCACCCCGCTGACATTCACGCTGAACACCGACTTCCAGCCCAACGGCATCACGCCGGCCGAGCATAAGGAACTCCGCGACGATTGGCTCAACGGGGCCATCACGCATGAGGCATACCTGTTCGCGCTGCGCGACGGCGAAGTTATCTCCCGTCTCGTGGATCCCACAACCGAAGCAGAGCGTGCCAAGGCCGAGACTGCCGACCGACCAACGCTGGCGCTGTAATCCATGCCAAGCGTCAACGAAGCCCTGCAGGATCGTGCGATCCTCCACGCACTGGCCCGCGACAGCTACGGTCGCGGGATCAGTGACAAAATTGTGCGGCTGCTCAACAGCGCGGATGCCGATCTGTTGGAAAAGCTGGCCGCGCGTCTCGTCTCGATCAAGGATCGTGGCTTTGACACGGGGCCGGTGACAACCGAGCGCCTTGCTGCGCTCCTCGATGAATTGCGGGCCATCAACAGCGCGGTCTATTCCGATATCCAGGACGTCCTCACGGACGAGCTGGCCGATTTCAGCACCAGCGAGGCCGGCTTTCAAAAAGCCGCGCTGGATACCGCGATCGGCGCGGACCTGGGTATCTCGCTTCCCTCTCCTGCACGTCTCAAGGCCATCGTCACCGAGACGCCCATCCAGGGAAACCTATTGGCCAGCTGGGTCGGTGGGATGGCAAGCGGTCGCGTGCAGCGGATCGAGCAGCAAATCCGCCTGGGAATGGTCGAGCGCGAGACAACGGACCAGATCGTGGCCCGTATCCGGGGAACGAAGGCGCTCCAGTACCGGGATGGCATCCTCGATATCAGCCGACGCTCCGCGCAATCGATGGTTCGCACGGCCGTCAGCCACGTCAGCAATGTGGCGGCGCAAGAGACTTGGAAAGCCAACGAGCATGTGATCAGCGGATGGCAGTTTCTTGCCACGCTCGATGGTCGGACGACGATCACCTGTGCGGGCCTCTCTGGTAGCTTTCATCCCATTGGCGAAGGCCCGATCCCTCCCCGACATATCCGCTGCCGCAGTGTCAGCGTTCCCGTGACGAAGAGTTTTAAGGAACTGGGCCTAGACGCCAAGGAACTGCCCAAGGTCAAGCGCGCATCAATGGACGGCCAAGTGCCCGCCGACACCACGTTCAGCGATTTCCTAAAGCGGAAAGGCGATGGCTTTCAGGACAAGCTACTCGGTCCCTCGCGGGCAAAACTATGGCGTGATGGAAAGCTAGACCTCCAGGACTTCATTAAGGGCGACGGAACTGTACTCCGGCTAGACCAGCTAAAAGCCAAAGACGCCAGCCTCCTGGACTGACTGCCTATCCCAGCAGATCACCCCTCGCAGAACTAGTACAGGCTTCGGCTCAAGCCCTTCCTCCGATTCTACAATGCGCCAGTCCGCGTCAATCTCGTCCGGATCGAGCAAGCCGACCTCAAAGGCATTCGTAATAATTTGTCCTGATAGTTCATCCTTGAAACCGGACATTCTTGATATCGGCAGCTGTCCAAGTCTGAGCTGACGATGGACGATCATATTCGCATACAACGAGACCTCAATCTGTTGGCCATAACCATTGTCTACAAACGTCTGTACGTCACCAAAGATCACGACTTTACCAATTTCGCCAAGCTCGTCGGTAATGTCGCCTCCGTTCCACCGACCGATAAGGTGGTCAACAGGGTTGCCCAAGGCCTTCCCCTGCGCATCGTGGGCGATTGTCTTCCCAAAAAAGTCGTAGGGCATCCTGAATGGCAATGGTGCCGAACAACTGACGCCGAACGATATAGCCACGCTGCGCCAGTCGCATAATGCGGGAATCGACGGTTTCACCTGCCACTTGTGAGGATCAGTATCGACAGGGCTGTATAGGTCAATTTGTAGCTTTTCCGCCCTCGTCTTAGCGGCCGCGGAGAATCCTACTGGGCATACGAGCACGCCTTTGTGCGCGCCGACATCATCCAGCAATCCGCTGAACTCCTCGACGCCTTTGACATCAACAGGGTGCTTATAGTCCTTGCAATCAATAACGATCTTGATGTCGTACTGCCCAACCCGTTCCTGAACAAGAACGTCGATCTGCCGATTAACGCCCGAGTTACGACCCATCATCTTGACGTTGTGAAGCACGTCGGCCTTCGGTGCTAATTGTTGCTGAATACGCTGCACAAGCTGCTCAAGCTCAACCGACGAACGCGCCATTTCTACCCCGCTCTTCGCCCCCACTAAATAGGGGGCAGTTGAAGCTAGGCCGATACTGTGAACGCGGCAAGGCCGCAAACCAGTAAGCCAAGGGCTGAGAGGATCATATGACCACAGAAACCACAGACACCACCGAAACCTCGACCGAGGACGCATCGGGTCTCAAGAACAAAAACCGCGAACTGCACGGCATCATCAAGTCGCTCGAAGCGAAGGTCGCAAAGCTGACTGACGATGTCGAGGAAGCTGCCGACAATGCTCGCGCCGAAACTGGCACGGAGTTGGACAAGGCCAATCGCCAGATTACCAAGCTGACCAAAGAGCGCGACGAAGCCCTGACGCGTGCGGACAAGTCCGACAAGGGCCTGCGTGAGTTCCGTGCCAGCAACGCACTAACCACTGCCATCGCGGCAGCAAACGTCCACAGCGAGGACGTGGCGCTCGTATCCAAGGCACTTAGGGCCGACATCGAATTCGATGACAACGGCGAACCAACCATCGAGGGTAAGAGCATCGAGTCTTACACCAAGTCCTTCTTTGCAAGTGCGGGCAAGAAGTATGTTCGCGCAGCTGACCACGATGGCGGCGGAGCAAGCGGAAGCGACGGCTCCAAGGCAACAAGGTGGAGCAAGCTGCCACAGACGCAAGCGGAATGGGCAGAGTTCAACTCCCTTGATACCGCGGAGCGCAATGCAGTTGCCGACAGCCTCGGTGCGCCGCAGCTTAAGGTTTAATCAAAGTCTGGCACTGTTGACGCTAGTTGGCAGTGTCAGCCAACCTCCAGAACGCCACTACTAAATACTGGGCAAGCCAAGTGCTTGCCCGGTCCAACTTGGACCGTGTTGAATTTCCAAGTTGGAGAAAAGCACTATGGCACTTACCAGCACTACCATTGAGGATCTGGTTGGCGCAACCGAGCGACAGCTCAGCGCAACCGTTGATTTCCTCGCACCCCAGACGAACGAACTGGTTCAGTCGGGTCTTACCGCAACCAGCCCCGCTGTTGACAAGGTCGCATCCGGCCCCCGCATCGGTTCCATTCCTTTCCTGTCGCCGCTTGAAGTGAACAACATCAACGTCGGCACCGACAACATCAACGACGAAGGCAACATCGAGAGTATGGAAGCCGACGAGTTCAAGGCTATGCGCCTCGATCTCAACAACGGCTGGGGCTTCACCGACGTTCAGCGTATCGTCACTCAGTACGACGCCAAGGGTGGCGTTGCTGGCATGTTGTCCGATTGGCAGAACGGCGTGGACAAGAAGCTGCTCGGCGCAGTGGTCAAGGGCGTTGCCGCTGTTGCTGCTGGCAATGACGACATCACGTTCGACGTTGCAGGCGACTTTGATATGGGCGCTGTCTTCGCTGCTGGTGCAAACGCTGAAGAGTGGGCAGACCTGTTCAAGATCATGCTCGTGAGCCACGGTCGCTACGCAAAGATGCAGGCTGGTCAGCAGACCGGTTTCGTTGCGCCCGCGCAGACCAACACGCAGTTCGCGAACTATCAGGGCTACACGCTGCTCCGCACCAACACGCTAACGGACGATCAGGTAATCGTCGCTCGCACGGGCGCTATCGCATACGGAACCGGAAACCCCGAGGGTCAGGTTCCCGTTGAGTACGAGCGTCGCGCAAACAGCGGCAACGGCCACGGTGCTGACATTCTGCACAAGCGTTTCAGCCGAGTGATCCACCCACAGGGCCTGGACTACAAGGGTCCAATCGCCAAGAAGGGTGACAACGTGTTCAACCTGCTGTCCAACGCTGCAAACTGGGAGTTGAAGCTTCCAGCGGCACAGTTTGGCTTCCGCTTCATCAACTTCAACAAGGCTTAATCGCCCTACTGGAGTTAACGGGACCCCGGATTGGAAACGATCCGGGGTTTTCCATGCCTGACTAAGTATTGGCATGCCGACGACAATCCAACAGATCACTGCATTCCACGCATTGCAGCAAAACGCCGCGTGGCCCACCTCGTCCGAGGATCAAATCTCCGCGCTGGCCAAGGCCCTGATGTATCAGCGGGCATTCTATCCCGTGCGGCCAGTCCTAACCGACAGCGAGCAGATCATCTTCAACGATGCGATTGCCCTGTTGGCGCTGGAGATGGCCGTGGACGCCCCGCAGCTTCGCGCAACCCAGCCGATCAAAAAGCTCAAGGAGCAGAGCAGCAGCGGGGCCGCGATCGAAACCGAATACGAGGCTTCCACCTCCGAACCCTACCCCCTCATCGCGGCCATGCTGGCGCCCCTGGCCCCTCGCCCCGTTAGCAGCCCTTCGGTCCGCTTCTCGCGGTTGGTGCCGTAATGGCGTTCGCGGATCGCATGACCGCCCTTGAGGCGCGCTTGCTGCAACGCTTTGGCGCGAACGGCACGCTCGGCGGTGCCAGCGAGTTCGTCTATGATCCACAGACCGACACGATGGTTGCCGGTTCCACAGATGTGCGAACGGCTCGAATGACCGTGGGGCCATCGGAAACGCTCGACGAGGAAGGCCGCGAGGTTTTCCGCATGGTCGCCAAAATGCAGGTGAAGCCCGAACGCGGCGAGACGCTCACTTTTGCTGGCGAGCAATTCACCGTCGGCAACGTGATCACCTATTACGAAGCCGACACGCCGGTCCTCTACGTCGCGGAGGTGTCGTGATGGCCGTTAGCATCAACACCAGCGATCTTGCCCGCGCAGTCGCGCAATTCAAGAAAGCGCAGAACACCCGCATCCTGCAAGCCACACAGAAGATCACGCTCGATGTTGGCCGTCGCTGCATCGAAGGTTCGCCCGTGGATACCGGCGAGTTCCGGGGAAACTGGGAGATCGAAACGCCGAGCGCGCTTGGTCAGAATGGCCGCATCAGCAACGCCACCCCCTACGGCCCGCAGTTGGCCCGAGGTGGCAGCGATCAAGCGCCCAACGGATGGATCGAGGACGCCTGCGAGGCAGCGGTCAAATTGGGAGGCACAGTATGAGTTTGGATACAGCCGCAATCAAGGCGCGCTTTATGGGTGCCTTTGACGTGTCGAGCAATCAGGTGCTGACACTGGACAAGCCACTCGTCGCCCCGGACAAAAACAAAGTCTGGGTCCGCTTCTCCGTTCAGCCACAGTCCAAGGGGCGAACCGAAAGCGGGGTCAATCCCCGCTACCTGCAACTGGGCAGCGTCTATCTCCAGGTGTTCATTCCAAAGACACTGGGCATTTCCGCTGGTGAAGCCATGTTGTCCAAGTTTGAGGACTTGTTTTGCGATTGGGCCAGTCCCGATGGCGCAGTCTTGATGGGTAGAATGACGCGCGATCAAAGCGAGGAAACCAGCAACTACATGGTGACGATTGGCTTCCGCTGGACGAGTACCCGCGCCAAAGTCAACTAACAACGTGGCCCGCCTGTACGTCGCTAAATACTGGCAGGGCACTCGTGCCTCTTATCACTTCAAGTTGGAGGCCGAGCATGGCAAACACAATCAATAACTCCGAGATGCGTTTTGATCTCATCCTGGAGACTGCCGAGGGCGAAACCCCGGCAACTGGTAACAGGCTCGATCTGCCTTGCACCACCGACCAGGGTCCACTGAACTACACCCGAGCGCGCGTTACTGACGACACCCGTCGTGCCAATCGCGAGACCGCTGCACCCACTGACGGCGCAAGCGCAGTCGAGGGCAGCATCAGCGCCAACATGTGTCCATGTGCAGCACTCGATGTTCTCATTCAAAGCGCGATCAGTGGCAGGTTCGATGCATCGGGCAAGGCAACTGCTGGTGAGGACGACCTAAGCTTCTCGATGTTTACCACCCTACGCACCAACGGAAGCTACCTCGGATATCTCGACAAGGGACTCCAGGTAAGCAAGATGACGATCACCAACGCGGCTACCAGCGATGACAGCGTGAAGGTGTCGTTCGACGTCATGGGCTTGAAGCGTCAGGAGTTGACCACAGCCAACGCGCTTCCCGTCACGGCAGCAACCGAGAAGGCTTTCAACTACATCGACATTGGCAATCTCAAGATTGGCGACGAAGCGATGGAGTTCACCGACCTTAGCTTTGAGACTGGTACTCCTCGTGATGCCCGCAAGGTGTTCGGCAAGAAGGATGCAGTGGGCATGGCCGCAACGGCTAACCGCGAAACGACTCTCACGGTCAAGGCGTTCCGCCAGGACTTCGACATCAATGCGTTGGTCCGCGATCCCGTAGCCGTCTCATTCTTCATGCTAAACGGTGATGGCGGTCATCGTGTCACGCTCAACCATGCGAAGGCA